CTTTAGTAATCAAGGGAAATCGACAAACTGGCACGGAATCGTGATAAGTATTACACTTTGTAACAATTCGTGATTAACCAGGGTAAATCCAGGGTATTTTATGGGTTGACATCGATGGAGCCCCCCTGTATTATACGCAAGTGATTCGCTGATGGGCGTTAACGACACATGAATCCAAAACAAGAAATTACTTTAGTAGTGACAAATGAGCAACACTCCGCCCTGTTACCAGTGAACGACACCAAAGATTTACCCCTAGAAACGACAAAAAAGAATCGGGTGTTTTCAACGAGATGTAAAATAGTTGACATTTTATGAAAAAACTTGGTTGTGGAATCCTAAAATGGGTCTATATAGTATAGTAAGGACACTAACTTAAGTTACCTCTAGAGTAGCTCCAGAGTTACTGCACATCGTCGTCGTTCTCTAAAACAGTTACTCTAGAGTTACTCTAGAGTTAGCTCATTATTAATACACCGACGACGACCATACCTCTTGATTTTGTCGTGATCTTATTACAGACCACACAGAGATATTCCCCCTAGACAACCAAAACGAACTCTCCCAATCTTATCGTGCACAGAAGTGGTTTTGCCGATGTCTACGGGGAATACACCATAGAAGTGAGACTGGCGACATGCCCTTAAAATTGCCCTACAGTAAGACAGTAGAGAACCACATAGTTAAATGTGTTCGTGGAGGTGTATCTAGGAAAGATATGCTTGCCTCTATTGCGCACTTGCAGGATGCCCCTAAGTCCTTTTCTACTCTCTATAAGGATTACGGGAAAGTTATCTTTAACGAGCAAGCTGAGATGATTGCCGCTGTAGGGTCTCGGGTATATGACCAGGCTGTCAATGGCGACACTAAAGATGCCAGTACCTTTAAGTCTCAAGAGCTAGTCCTACGAGCTAAAGGTGGTTGGTCGCCAACACACACGGTAAACGAAGTTGAACAAGAAGTTGATCCCGACCTAGACGAGAGTGCATCCAGCACCCTTATGTCGCTACTAGGATATAATAATGATGGCCCCGAAGACGAAACCACTTGTACCTGCGAGAATGATAACTGCCGATGCTCTTAGAGGATTACCTAAGAGTAAAGTTAAGGACATCTTCGATCAACTAGGGCCACTCAAGACTGAGGAACTTAAGCATGACTGGATGTTCTGGGCGAGGGATAATCAACTTGAGCCTAGTGATCCCGATTGGAATGTTTGGTTTATTAATGCAGGTCGTGGATTTGGTAAAACTCGTTCTGGTGTAGAGTGGGTACGAGAGAATGTTAAACGTGGTATCAAGCGTATAGCTGCTGTAGCTTCCACTAACTCAGATATTGAACGAGTTATGGTCAAGGGTGAATCTGGTTTCTTATCGGTATGCTGGAAGAACGATAGAACCTACAAGGGTAAGAAGATGGGGTTCCCTGAGTGGTCTCCAACTAAACGCACACTAACCTGGGAGAATGGAGCGCAAGTACAGTTCTTCTCCGCTGAGGAACCTGAGCGTCTCCGTGGCCCACAGTTCGAGTTAGCTTGGTGTGATGAGACCGCCGCTTGGAACAAAGACATGGACACTTGGCAGATGCTACAGTTCTGTATGCGTCTTGGTAGACACCCAAGGATTATGGTTACGACTACCCCTAAGCCAACTAAACTTATTCGCCAGATACTCAAAGACCCTAAGACTGTAGTTACCTCTGGTAGTACCTTTGATAACTCAGCCAACTTAGCTAGTACATACCTCACTGCTGTTAAAGAGCAGTACGAAGGGACTAGACTAGGTAGACAAGAGCTTTATGCTGAAGTCCTAGAAGAAGCTCAAGGAGCCTTGTGGACTACAGTTATGCTAGATGACTGTTCAGTTAAGCATGAGACAGTCCCAGACCTTTCCCGTATTGTCGTTGCACTTGACCCCGCTGTTACCTCTAACGCTGAGAGTGACATGACGGGTATTATTGTCGCAGGTATTGACATTAACGGTATTGCTTATGTCCTCGGAGATTATACTGATAGGTTATCACCACAGGGTTGGGCATCTAAAGCTATTCAACTATATCACCAATATGAAGCTGACCGTATTGTAGCGGAGGTTAACCAAGGTGGTGATATGGTTAAGCAGACCATACACGGAGAAGACCCTAGTGTACCATACAAAGCCGTTAGAGCTTCTCGTGGTAAGTTCGCTAGGGCTGAACCTGTCTCAGCATTATATGAACGTGGTCTTGTGAAGCATGTGGCTAATCCTCCTGATGGTGCTTCGTTAAACGAATTAGAAACACAAATGAGAACATGGGAACCACTAGGGTCGATTGGCTCCCCAGATAGACTTGATGCTCTTGTATGGGCAATTACAGACCTCTCACTTAACGGATATGCGAAACCCAAACTGACCCTCGCTTACTCAAGTGCCAAGGGACTTTCACAGAAATAATAATGGAACCTATCTCATGGTTAAGAAGCTCTCAGAGGCCAAAGCTAAGTCTACACTTGGTATTGCTGGCGACAACACACATAACGGTCAAATCCGTGCTGATGAGTTTCTACCTGAACTGCGTGGCAAGAAAGCCATACGCAAGTACCGTGAGATGCGTGACAATGATAGTACCGTTGGTGCTGTTATGTATTCTGTTGAGCAAATCCTCCGTGATGTTGACTTACACGTTAACCCGGTTGACGACAGTGATGCAGCCAAAGCGGAAGCTGACTTCGTTAAAAGCATACTTGATGACATGGATCATACCTTAGATGACCACATTGCTGAAGCCTTGTCGTTTCTGTCGTATGGCTTCGGTTGGTTTGAGGTTATCTACAAGCGGCGTGTTGGCCCTAACGAGCGTTCTGACAAGAAACACTCTAAATATACAGATGGACGTATTGGTGTGCGTAAGATCGCAGCCCGTGCGCCTTGGACTATAAATAAGTTTGACGTAGATCAAAAGACTGGTGATGTTCTAGGTATTGAACAGTCAGTCGGGCTTATGTCTAGCAAGAACTATATCCCACTTAATAAGTCCTTGTATTACCGCACTACTTCAATAAATGGTGATCCAAGTGGTCGTTCTATCCTTCGTAACGCTTATACTTCTTACGAGTACCTTAACAACCTACAGGCTATTGAGGCCATTGCGGTTGAACGAGAACTTGCGGGTATTCCTGTCGCTCGTATTCCCGCTGAGTATCTTTCTGGGGACGCTTCTTCTGCTCAGTCAGGATTTGTACACAACTTGCAGCAAATCTTACGAGACGTTAAGTTCAACGAGCAAGGTTACATTATACTGCCTTCCGACACCTACCCCGATAAAGACGGAGCGCCTTCCTCCACTAGATTAGTTGACATTGAGCTTATGGCATCCAATGGTAAACGCAACATTGACATTAACCCAATCGTAAGTCGTTACCAGCATGACATTGCCCGTAGTGTCCTTTCTGAGTTTCTTCTGCTTGGTTCCTCTGGGGGTTCTTATGCTCTCTCCAAGTCGAAGACAGACCTGTTCCTCCGTGCGCTTGAGAGTTACATCCAAGCAATCGTTGACGTTCTCAACAAACAGTTGGTCGAGCGTCTTTGGCAGTTGAACGGTCTGAATTATGACCTGATGCCAACTATCGAAGCTGGCGATGTTGCTCCACATGACTTGCGTGAAGTTGCTGCGTTCTTGCGTAATCTCAATGGCGCTAACATTGATGTGTCCTCGCACCCAGAGGTTGTTAAAGACCTTATGGACATAGCTGACTTGGAGTATGACCCTGAAGTTGGTCGTTCTACTACAGATGAGGAAGAAGTATAATGGCAACTTTAAACAACAGAGTATTCGATAATGGACTTTCAGTATTAGACACTGAAGCTAACCGTATTGACATTACCTCTCAAGAAGCGACAAGCTACACTGATGCTACCTCTACATCTACTTTAGGTAACTCTACCAGCATTTCCATTGCTACCCCCTCGGATAGATCAGGCGGTGGTCGTGAGGTTGTCGTAGCTTCTATAGCTGACGCTTCAGTCACAGGTAACGGTACAGCCACTCACTACTCTGTAGTTGACACAGTTAACTCTCGTCTTCTCGCCACAGGTTCTCTTACAGCAAGCCAAGTAGTTGCCTCTGGAAATACCTTTTCATTAGGATCGTTTACTATCGGTATCCCTGATCCTGCATAATAAAGGTTATTTAATATGACCAGCAGGATTTTACAGGAAGACAGTGGCTTAATTCTCACGCAAGCCAGTGAACCTATCATAAACGAGAACTTCATAGGCGCTGACAGTTTTTCCACTGATGCCCCAGTTGTGCAGACAACTGCAATAACTCAAGTCCACGTAATTGGTGCTACAAGCATCGTCTTTGGACAACCCGTAGTTTCTACTACAGTAATAACTCAAGATCATGTTATTGCAGCTACAGATATAACATCTGGTATTCCTACGGTAGCTAACTCTACCCTAACTCAGGCACATAGCCTAAGCTGCACCAACATAACTACAGGCACTGTCGTCATACAAGCGGCTACCATCGCCCAAGACCACGATCTAACCTCTGATCTAATTGTCACTGGGGCGGCTATTGTATCAAGCGCAAGCATAAGCCAGCTATATAACCTGAGTGCAGTTAGCTTTATTACAGGCTCTCCTGTTGTAGCCAATGCTACGATGACTGAAGATGAAGTAAACACAGCAGTACCTATTCTGACTGGTGTACCAGAGGTTAACCCGACAGCAATAACTCAGAATAATGCACTGTCGGCTGTGGGTATCCTTACTGGCAGACCTGACGTAGAAGACGCAAGAGACCCCAACTTAATACTTGAACAGGAAATAAATCAGATGTTTGGAGGATGGCAGAGACGTACATACGAAGTACCAGATGGTCGCCTTGTTCAATCTGAACGTGAGATACAAGCCACTTATGGTGATGTTGTATCTATCGACAAGAAAGCTAAGTCTCTTCTGAAGTTTGGTAAGTCTGCTGCGTTAAGTACAGACACGTTAGAGACCGTTTGGACAGTCGGTGGTAATGAAGTCTACATATCAGACGATGGCATAACTCACATCTCCTCCTCATCTACCTCTGACACACAAGAGATTAGAGTTGAGGGTCACACGATCTCAGGTAACGATTTAACCTTCGTAGTGCAGACTGTGACCCTTAGTGGTCAGACTTCCGTTGCACTAACTACAGGTCTCGCAAGGGTATCAAGAATATCCAACAATAGTGGAACTGAGCTTGTTGGCCGTGTGGTTGTCTACGAAGATACAACAATATCTGGTGGTATTCCAACAGACGCAACTAAAATTCATATCGACATCCCTCTTGGCTTTCAACAGTCATTCAAGGCTGCAACATCTTTCAGTAAAGATGACTACTATGTAATGACAGGCTTCTATGGTGCCGTTAGTGCCAAAACTTCTGCCGCAGTAGATTTCTACGTTGAGATAAAAGAGCCTGACGGGGTATTCTTGCAGAAGGCTTGCTTTACCGCATCTTCATCAGGTGGAAACTCTGATATAAGTCTTGATCCTGCAATTATCGTACCAAAGAACTCAGATATTCGTATAAGATGTGAGACAGCGCAGAACAACGCAGTCGTATTTGGTATATTCAAAGGTTATCTAGCAAAGGTTACAGGTTAATGAAAGTTGGAGCTAAAGTATCTTGGAACAGTTCTGGTGGAACCGCTCGTGGAATTATACGTCAAGTTGTACGTGACGGTAAGGTCTCAGGAATACCTGTAAAGATCACAGGCACGAAAGAGGAACCCGCTGCACGTATTGAGATTATTGATGATGAAGGTAAGCCAACAGGGACAATGGTAGGACACAAGCTGTCTACTCTCCGTAAGGGACAGTACAGTAACGATGTATTTACAACTGAACCTGAAGCTATCTCCCGTTCTATGGACTTGGGTTTAGGTGGAGCCACTCACGTCTCTGACTATAATGGACAGGCTGTTTATATGCCCGGAGAAAGCCATGAGGCATATCTAGCGTTCTACGAAGGGGTTGAGCCTTCCGAAGAGGTAGAAGACCCTTCAGTGAGCCGTATAGAGGCTCTCAGGGCTGTTGTAGCTGAGATACTAAAGACTGACTTTGCTAAGGCTGAGTATCAAGGCGAAACTGTTACCTTAAACAAGCCTCGGCGTATCAAGGGTGGCAACAAGAAGTTTGAAGTATTTGTACAGGACGGTGGCAAGGTTAAGCGGGTAGCTTTCGGTGATCCTAACATGGAGATCCGTAGGGACGATCCTAAAGCTCGTGCCAATTTCCGCTCCCGCCATTCGTGTGATACTAAGAAAGATAAGACAACGGCTGGCTACTGGTCATGTCGTATGTGGGAATCCAACACATCGGTGGGTGAAATGACAAAGAATATCGAAGGTAAAATCCTCAAGACTGACGACGAACAGCGTATGGTCTACGGATGGGCTTCTGTAGTTACGGAAAAAGGTGAAGCAGTTATTGACCGTCAGGGTGACGTTATCGAAGCTGGCACACTGGTAAAAGCTGTTAATGAATTTATGGAGCATGTGCGGGTCGGCAAGGCTATGCACGTTGGAGATCAGGTTGGCGTAGTTGTCCACTCTCTTCCTATCACTAAAGAAATTGGTGATGCTCTTGGTATCCAGTCTGATCGTGAAGGATGGGTTGTCGCTTACAAAGTATTCGATGATACCGTCTGGGATATGGTCAAATCTGGTGAACTCGCTGCGTTCTCTATAGGTGGACGTGCTATTAAGGAGGAAATCTAACTTGCCTAATCTCCTGAAAAACTTGCACCTTGAAGAACTTTCCCTTGTGGATCGTCCAGCCAATGCTCAGGCAATGGTATCACTCTTCAAGCGTGACAATTCCGAAGAGGAAATTACGAAAATGAATGAAGAAATGGAAGCCAAAGTAAAGGCGTACATGGACGACAAAGGCTGTGGACGTGGCGAAGCTATGAAGGCTCTCGGCTACGACATGGAAAAGGCTGATGAAGTTGTAACCGAAGAGGTCGCTGAGAAAGCCGCTCCTGAAGTTGACGTTGAGGCACTTAAGTCTGATGTTGATCGTCTTACTGCCGAAAACCAACACCTCCGCAAAGGTCTGATTGACAACGGTTACGTTATTCGTGCTGACTCAATCGAGAAGAAAGCGGAAGAAGAAATGATGGACATCGACGGTGAGATGGTTGCTAAGAGCGACATCCCAGCCCCAGTCCTGAAAGCACTCGAAGCTGCTGCTGTAGCCAAGCGTGAACATGAAATCGAAAAGGCTGACCTTGAGTTGACAAAGAAAGCGGAAGAAGTTCTGCCACACTTTGAAGCTGATGCAGCCAAGTCTCTTCTGAAGTCATTCTCAGAAGACGAAGGAATTATGGTAATGCTCAAAGCTGCTGATGCTGCCTTTGAAGCCTCCATGCAAGAATTTGGTAAGTCCGATGTAGACGGTGAGTTCGCTACCTCTGCTGACAAACTGGATGCTCTCGTAAAGTCCTACATGGACGAAAACCAACTGAAAAAGAGTGAATTTGCCAAGGCTTATGCTGCTGTAGCTAAGACCGATGAAGGCCGTACACTCATCAATAAATCCTACAAAGGGGAATAACAATGGCCGTTATGCAGTCTCGTGATAACCGCACTTTCGTTGCAGGGGAAGACCTCTCAGCAGCACAATTTAAATTCGTAACTCTGGAAGCTGACGGTCAAGTTGACCTTGCTGACTCCGCTGGTGAAAACGCCATGGGCGTATGTCTTGTCGGTGGTACTGCTGGTAACGCAGTAACAGTATGCGTCTCAGGTTCAGTTATGGTAGAAGCTGGTGGTGCAATTACCGCTGGTGACCAAATTCAAACTGGCGCTGATGGTACAGCCTTGCTTGCAGCAACTGGTGATATTATTCTTGGATACGCTCGTGAAGACGGTGTAGACGGTCAGATCATCGAAATCGAAATGATCCAAGGTGGCAACGCAGCCGCCTAATCTAGCATTTAAGGAATAACATAATGCCTCTTTTAACTCCCTCACAGGTACATATCGACCAGCCGTTGTCTAACTTGACGCTGGCATTTGTACAAGACCAAGCTAGTTTTGTAGCTGACAAAGTGTTCCCTACTGTAGGTGTTGCACGTCAGTCTGATAAATACTACATCTATGACCGTGCTAACATGAATCGCTCAGGTGATGTTAAGAAACTAGCTCCACGTACCGAAGTAAATCGTATTGGTATGGCAATCTCCAACTCCTCATACTATGCAGACGTTTATGGTCTTGGTATGGACTTCGATGAGCAAACTCTTGCTAACGAAGATGCAATGTTGGAAATTCGTTCTGCTGGCGCACAGACCTTGACAACCCGCTTGTTGATCCATCGTGAAAAGCAGTTTGCTGACACGTTCTTCAAAGCTGGTGTCTGGACAACAGATGCTGCTGGTGCAGCTAGTGGTGCTGGTACCCCAGTTTACTGGAACGACTACACTAACTCAACACCAATATCAGACGTTACTGTTGGCGCTCGTACTATGCAGTTGACTTCTGGTGGCTTCAAACCAAACACAATGATTGTTGGTAAAGAAGTACGTGACATCTTGGTTAACCACCCAGATATCCTTGCACGTTTGAACGGTGGTTCTACCATCAACAACCCTGCATTGATCACAGACAACAAACTCGCAGAAATCTTTGGCGTAGAAAACTTCTTCGTCATGGAAGCTGTAGAGAACACTGCTGCTGAAGGTCTGGCAGAATCTTCTGCCTTTATTGGTGGTAAGAACGCTCTGTTGGCACACGCACCCCGTGGCGCTGGTCTAATGACCCCTGCCGCTGGTCTGACATTCGCATGGAACTCAGTTCCCGGCGTAAACAACCTCGGTATTACCGTTGAGTCCTTCTCTGACGATGCTCTGAAGCGTCAACAGGTTGCAGAACACATCCAAGTTAAAATGTCCTATGACATGAAAGTCACAGGTGCTGACTTGGGTTACTTCTTCTCAGCAATCATACAGTAAGATACCTTACTATACTAAAGGGAAACCCTGAGATTAGTCTTGGGGTTTCACCCAAATATAAAAGAACATAACAGTATTCATATAATGGAGAGTTCCTATGCACCCTACACACTTGGGTTGGCAGGTCGATTGGCCTGTATTTATTAAGACACCTCTTTCTGCCAATGGTAGGAATTGGAAACGTGGAGACCATTTTAACTGGTTAGAACTAAGCATGGAGCAAGATAAAGTAGCTTCGCTGTACGTCTCTGGTTATTTGTACCACAATAAAGACCTAGAGGTTCAGAATAAAGTTGGAGATCGACTGTCTGAACTGGCTGGTAAGGAACTAGAGACACTAGTGAACCTACTTAATGTTGAGGTCAGGAACCGTACCTCCAGTAAGTCAGAGTTTGAAGCCAAGAAGTGCAAGAAGTCTAAGATTGACGACAAGCAACGAGGTCTTATCAGACGCTTCCTAAACAGCAACCGCTGGATTTCAGAAGACTTCTACGACATTAGAGACAAGGTTCTCGCAGAATAAACAACGGAGACGACTTACATGGCATGGTCTTACGATCCTACAGACTTGGATACCACCACGGCTTCTGGTCGTCTCAATACAGTACGCCTGTTGGTTGGAGATACCGACACAGTTGACCAGCAGGTTCAGAACGAAGAGGTTACGTTTGCCCTCTCTGAGAATGGTAACAACGTGTACTACTCAGGTGCTTGGATTGCTCGTGTCATTGCCTCTAAGTATTCCCGACAGGTAACGACACAACTAAGTGGTGCTTTGAGTGCTGACTATTCAGACCTAGCAAAACAGTACCAAGCTCTCGCAGACAACCTAGAGTATCAGGGTAAGACCGCAGGTGCTTCGGTGGGTGTCTTAGCTGGTGGCATCACTAAGAGTACCGTTGAGGCTGTACGAAGAAACACTAATCGTATCGAAGGTTCCTTCCGCAGAGATAGATTTAAGAACCCACCAAGCTATCAAACACCTGAATACGAATAAGGAGTAAGATATGTCATTTCGCTCCTTTGACTTGCTTAACCTAGTTAGAGACTTTGGGGAAACCCTCACTCTACGCAAGGTTACAACGGCTGGAACTTATAACCCAGCTACAGGTGCTATAGATAACTCAGCTACAACCGATTACAATGTCACAGGATACCTCTACAATTATAACGTAGGTGTCATAGGTGGTAACGATGAGGTTGTTCGTGGAACTCGCAAATGCGTTATCTCAGCTTTAGACCTAGCCGCCATCCCCGACTTTGATGATCTGATCGTAGGTAGTGGTGACACAGTTAAGATCAAGTCTGTTCTGTCGTTATTTTCCGCTGGTACTGCTATAGGTTACATCTGTGACGTGGGAGAATAACTTATGTCAAAGCAAAGCACAATTAAGATAAATAAGAGTTTTGACGACAAGTTTCTTTTGCTTGGTCAGACAGTGGAGGGTAGGGTAAAAGACCAACTGTTTTCTATGGCAGACTTTGCTATTTCTAGGTCACCTGTAGACACTGGTGCTTATGTAGAATCATTTTCTATGCTACCTGTAAACAAGGGTGGTGGTCGCAGAAAAAGCTCTGACGCTCGTACTGCCAGTGTAAGACAAGGTACAGCTAATCGTGAACAGTTCACAGAGATAGCTAGAGACAACCTTTACTCTGACATAAACAAGTACGATATAGCTACGGATGATAAGGTTGTCATTAGGAACCGATCCCCACACGCTCAAGACGTAGAAGAGGGAGATGGTCCAAGTTGGCGTAGACCGGGCTACAAAGTCTTTGCTCAAATAAGGAACGCCTATGGCTAGTATTCACAATGATATTCGGGCTGCACTTGAGAGCCACTTAGCTGCAACCTCGGACCTACCCTCTGTAGCCTATGAGAACGTAGCATTTGAGCCTACAACAGGCACCAGCTTCCTTAAGGTACAGTACCTCCCGACAGTCACTAGACCCGCTGTAAGGGGCTTAAACCCACAGTTGAGATACCAAGGTGTATTCTCTGTAACAGTCTTCTCCCCCGAAGGTCAAGGCCCAGCTACCGCAGACGACTACGCTAATAAAGTGATAGACGCCTTCGCAGCAACCACTGACATCTCATTTACAAATGCAGATACAGAAACAATCATAGTGTCTATTGATTACGCTGAACGTCAGCAAGGTATGATAGACAGTCCTTGGTACTTTGTTCCGATCAACATCGGCTGGTACATATACAAATAACTTCCAATAGGAGAAACCAACATGGCCTTTGCACAGGGTTCACGCTCCAGTCTGTCGTTTATTACTGAATCTACGTTTGGTACGACACCCGCTGGCAACTTCACTAACCTCCCATTCACCACACACTCTTTGAACCTTACTAAAGATCGTGTAGCTGGCAATGACATTCAAGCTGACCGTATGACTCGTGTTGACCGTCAGGGTAACCGTCAAGTAGGTGGCGACATTGTTGTTGACCTCCGTGATGGCGACTACGACTCATTCCTAGAGGCAGCTATGCTTAACACTTGGGCAACTAACGTACTTAAAGTTGGTGTTACGCCTAAGTTCTTCTCAGTAGAAGATTACGCCGCTGACATTGACCAAGCTCGTTTGTTTACGGGTCTTACAGTTTCCACTATGGGTATCTCACTTGCTCCTAACCAGATGGTTCTTACAACCTTCGGCATGGTTGGTAAAGACATGACCATGAGTGCCACTGAGAAGACACAGGATGCTGCCTCTGGCGCTGCACCTTTTGATGCTTACTCAGGCGACCTTGCTATCGGTAACGTGGGCGGTTCTTCTGCTGTAGCTATCGTAACTGGCCTAGACTTTACCCTCAATAACTCTTATGCAGCTACCTTTGTTATTGGCGACGACAGCGCACCTTCCCTTGAGTATGGTCGTGCAGAAGTCGAAGGTACACTGACAGCTTACTTTGAGGATGCCTCATTAATCAACCGTTTCTTGAATGAGACTGAAACTGAGCTTGAGGTTTCTGTAGATGATCCTACAGGCGGCAATGCTTACACCTTCTTATTCCCACGGATTAAGATTAACTCTGCTGATGTTGGTGTTGATGGCCCAACTAGCCGTATGATCACTATGTCTTTCGTAGCCCTCTACGATAGCACAGAAGGTACTAACCTTAAGATCACACGCCCCTCATAACTGGATACCTAGCTAGGTAGTGGAGGCTCCTGAGTCGGGTCGGGGGTCTCCACATTAATCAACCCGACATTAAACTCCCCGAAGGAAACCGACATGGACTTAAAAGACCTGACACCGAATTTAGACGACATTGTTGTTGA